GGATACCGCGTCAGCAGATCCATCCCCGGCAGGAACGGCTCCCCGCGAAAACTCGCTCCGTTCCCGAACCGCTCCCGGCACACGGCCAGACTCTTGCCGCAGCCCTCGACCAGCTCGACCAGCGCCCCCGCCTCCGCCGCAAAGGCGGGCGGCGCGCGCAGCTGCAACAGCGTCCCCTCCGACCGCGCCACCGCGCCCTCCAGCCCGGCGTTCGCCCCGCCGAACCACCGCACCCGCCCGCCGCCATAAGCGTCCGCCACCGGCTCGACCGCATCCACGCTCAGGCTCGCGCCCTCCGCCGCCAGCACCCGCGCGAACCGCCGCCGCCCCGCCATCGGCACGCGGCACCGCCGGTCGCCCAGCTCCGCGCGGCATTCGGGGCTGGTCTCCTCCACCACCGCCCGGTCGAGCGCCGCCATGGCCCCGCGCAGCTCGGCGGTGAAGCCCGCATCCGACAGCTCCACCGCCCCGATCACCCCCTCGCTCAGATCGACCCGCCGCGACACGTCCGTCCAATCGACCGCGAACAGCCTGACCCGCGCCCCGTCCCAGCGCCCGGCCGACAGATCCGCCTCCCCGATCGCCGCCCCGCCCAGCGCCCCCGAGACATCGCCCGTGTCGGCGTCGAGCCCCTCCTCGCGCCGGATCGCCGAAGGACTCATCCCCGGCGACGCCCGGTGGACCAGCCCGTCCACCACCAGGTCGCGGTCATGCGAGGTAAGCCCGATCGCCACCCCATCCGTCCGCTCCACCCGCCAGCAGAACGCCAGCGTGGTCAGCTCTTCGTTCAACCAGTCCATCACCGCCGCCCTCCCGTCTCGATCCTCCCCGAGCTCGTCTCGGGGAGGGGGACCGCTGCGCCTCTTGGCGCGGTGGTGGAGGGGTGGTCGCGACCGGAGCCGCTCTCGAAAGCCGATCCCGGCGACCATCGCCCCTCCACCACTCGACTTCGCCGAGCGGTTCCCTTCCCCGTTCCGGGGAGGATCAAGCCTCCCGCACCTCCACCAACGGCACGCTCGCCGCCTCCCCCGCCAGGAAGGTCGCCCGGCTCACCCGCAACCGGTCCTCCGCGAACCTGACCGGCACGTCGAACCGGAACCCCGCCCGCACCGCCACGCCCACGCCCGGCGCCTGATCGAGCACCACATACCCACCAGCCTCGACCGCGAAGTCCTGGCGAGCCACCCCGCCCACCCGCACGGAGACGCTCCCCGCCACCGGCCGCGTGATCCGCCGCTCCTGCTCGCCGTAGCGCCTGACCAGCGCGAACCGCCGCCGCGCCCCGTCGCCCATCCCCAGCAACTCGTCCGCGACCTCCCAATCGAACGGATCGCGCAACCGGAACCCCCGCGCCGGCCCCAGCCGCGCGCGGAAGAACGCCAGGAGCGCCGCGATCTCCGCCTCCGACCGCACGCCCGGCCCCACATCATAGGTCGTCCGCGCCTCCGCCCAGGCGGCGCTCCTGGTCTCCGCCCCGCCCGCCGCCGTCAGCACGGCGGTGGAGAAGCCCGGCGCCACCTCCACCTCGCGCCCCAGCGCCAGCGGGAACAGCACATCGTCGAACGCCTGCACTTCGTCCTCCCCATCCCACCTCACGAACCCGTCGCGCGCGACCTGCGGCAGCGCCCAGACGAACGCCTTCGCCACGCCCCGGCGCCGCGCCGCGACCAGCGCGTCCTCGATCGCCGCCCACTGCGCCCGGTCCTCCGGCCGCAGCACGAACCCCGACAGATAATGCTGCTCCGAGACCGGATAGCCGAGCCGGGCCCCCGCCTCGGCGACCCCCGCCGCCGTCCGCTCCGCGTCGCCCGACGTCACCCAGTCATAATCCTCCAGCTGGAGCACATCGAACGCCGGCCGAACCCATCCGACGGGCAGGTTCGCCCGCCGCACCTCGGGCGCCTCCGGATCGAGCACGCTCGGCAGATAGGCGAGCAACAGGCACTCGCACCCCGGCGCTTGCGTCCGCGCCGCCGCGACCAGCCCGGCGGTCGCCGCCGCCAGGCTCGCCCCCGCCCGGTCGAGCGTCGCGCGCTGCGCCGCCGACAGCACCCCCCGGACGCTCGGCACCGCCACCGGCGCGAACGCCGCCACCGCCGCCGCGTCGTACAGGCAGGGCCGCCCGTCGCCGGTCACCCACCACCAGGGCTCGCCGATCTGGAACTTGGGAGCGAGCCCCGCCGCGCTTCCGATCGCAAGGAACGCACGCGCCACGCCGTGCAGATACGCCATCGCCTCCCCGTTCGCGGGCGACAACAGGGTCGACGGCGGCACCCACCCCGTCAGCGCGGGGCTCCCGTCCGCCGCCCGCTGCTTCCACGGCTCCGGGCAATGCGCGTCGAACAGCTCGAAGCTGAGGGACCAGATCACGTCGTACCCCAGCGCCTTCGCCCGCCCCGCGAAATCCCGGTGCCACGCGGCGCACGCGACGTTCAGCGCGCCGCCCGCGAGCGTCGCCATCCCATCCGGCCCCAACCGGAAATAATGGCTCATCCCCACATACTGGATCAGGTCGCCCCGGTACCCCAGATGCAGCGCCTGCCTCAGCAGCCGCGCGGGCGTCAGGTGGTAGCTGTCGTCGTAACCGCCGGCCAACCCCGCCCCATGCGGCGGCACAACCGCGTCGCCGATCGCGAGCACCGACCCCGGCCCCTCGCAAGCGACGTCCGTAAGCTCCACCCAGCCCTCGGCCGCCGCGACCAGGGGAGCATCGACCCCCGTATATCCGGGCGGCACCATCGACACGAACATCCGGTCGACGTCCCCGGCCCACACCGGATCCGCCTCCTGCGGAAGCATGAACCCGCCGTCGAGCCGGGCGAAGTCGATCGCGACGCCTGCATCCTCCGGCGCGCCCACCGCATAATTCCACAACCGCACATACCAGGCGCGCGGGGCGCCGCCCGCGTCCCGCCCCTCGATCGTCAGGGTCGGCCCGTTCACCGCGTCGAGCGGCCTGACGCCCCCCGACCGCCACCGGAACGACAGCCGGCACCCCCGGAAATCCCGCGCCGTCTCATAGGCGAGGAGCGGATGGTCGTGCCGGTCCTCCGCCTCCCAGATCAGCCCCGCCAGGTCGTCTTGGCCGTAGAAGGCCAGGTCGACCCTGAGCGCGTCGTGCGCCGGGGTCGTCACCGCCGCCATCATCGGCCGCGGGAAATTCACCGTCCAGAACCGCGGATCGAACCGCGAGATCACATCCTCCCGCTGCACCGTCCGCTCGGTCGCCAGCCAATACGCCATCTTCATCCTCCCCGCTCTCCACGTCATTCCTCCCTGAGCGCAGCCCTGACCGCCCGAGCCACCTGCCGCGACGACCGCGTCAAAGCTTCGGGTCCGCCCACGGACCCCGCATTCACCGTGATCGCCACCCGCACCTCGCGAGCGCCCCCCGCGCCCGACCCGTTCGCCAGCACCCGCCCGCTCCCCGTCGGCACGAACAGCTCCGGCCCCCGCTCGCCGACGACGTAAGCCCGCCCCGGCGACACCGGCCCGCCCGTCGCCCGGCCGGGCGCACCCCCGACCAGGCCCCCGAACAACCCGACCAGTCCCCCGCCCCCGAGTCCCGCGCCCCCGCCGCCCAGCACCGCGCCCAGCCCATCCCGCACGCTCGCCGCCGCGATCTCCGCCAGCACCGACAGCGCCACCCGCTTCAGGTCCTCGAACCCCAGCTTGCCCGTCCGGACTGCGCGCAGCAGCGCTCCCTCGACAGCCCGCCCCGCGCGCTCGGCCCCCGCCTCCAGCGGCCCGTCCAGCGCCCCGCGCATCGCCTGCACGTCGCGCGCGAACGCCCCGGTGTCCGCGCGCACTCGGATCACCAGCCGATCCAGTTCCTCATCCATCCGGAAACGCCTCCCGCATCGCCGCGATCACGCCCGCATCCGGCGGCGCGAGGTCTTCCTCGCCACCCGCCAAAGCCCGCGCCACCGCCTCCAACTCCGCCGGCGTCGCCTCCCAGAACGCCCCCGGCGACCACCCCAGCACCGCCCCCGCATACCCGGCGAGCCGCACGGCGGACGCCTGGAACTCCCCTCCCTGGAAAGGGAGGGGCTGGGGGTGGGTGGACGCCCGGGCGCCTGGGTAAGCCCTTCCCGACCCCTCCGACAAAGGTCCGTCCCGTCCACCCACCCCCAGCCCCTCCCCGTCCGGGGAGGGGAGTTCCGACGGCCCGCGCCCCCGTTCGTCCATCACCGCCCCGCCAATATCTGCCGGAGCAGCACGCGCAGCACCGGCGTCGCCGCCGCCAGCCCCGCTTGCGTCACCGCCTCCCCCAACGCCTCGCGCGTCAGCCCCTCGGGCGGATCGGCCAGGCAATGCCAGAACAGGGCGACCAACTCGCCCAACCCCAACCCGCCGCCCGCCGCCCGCTCCACCAGCGCGAAGAGCGACCCCAACTCCCCCTCCGCCGCCACCAAAGCCTGGAAACTGGGCCGCAGCTTGAGCGCGCACCCGTTCACCCTGAGCGCGGCCTCGCCGCGCGCCTCGTTAGCGGCCGTCACGACGCCACCACCGCGCCCGAGCTCTCCAAGCTCACCGCGTAGGCCCGCTCCCCGTTGAAATCGCCCGAGTAATCCAGCCGCGTGACCAGGAACCGCCCCTGCATCACCTCGCCCCCCTCGAAGGTCAGCCGATACTCGTCGAGCGCCCCCGACAGGGCGTTCCCCTTGACCCGCGCCTCCGCCGCAGATCCCGTGAACACCCCCGCCGCCGACACGCTGACCGACCGGACCCCCGCGCCGCTCAGCAGCTGCCGCCAGCCGTCGGAGTCCTTGCTCGTCACCACCACCGCCTCGCCGTTGACCGACATCTGCGTCGTCCGCATCCCCGCCACCGTCGCGAAGGAAGGCGTCGCCGCCCCGTCCCCGACCTTCAGCAGGAACGCGCTACCCTTCTCCACCGCCATCACGAGTCCTCCCGCCACATCCTGACCACCACATCCACGCTCCCGATCCACCGGTCGGGCGGCGCGCGCGCGATCCGGCTTCGCACCACCCGCGCGCTCGCCGTCCGCCATCCCTCGCCAAGTACGTCCGGCAGCTCCTCGGCCGCTTCGTCCACCGTCCCCAGCAGCTCGCGCAGCCGCGTCGGCCGCTCGCCCGCGTCCCACAGGATCACCGCGAAGCGCGCCTCGCACCCCGCCCACGTCTTGGTTCCCCAGGCCGTGAACGCCGCCTCCTCCACGACCGCGTAGGGGAGCGCCGAACGCACCGGCGGCGCGTCGAACACCGCCAGCCCCGCCAGCGCCGGTTCCGCCCTGAGCCGGGTCGCGACCGCCGCCGCCAGCACCGCCCGCGCACTCATCGGAGGAGGCTCCCGGGATCGCGCAGCGCCCGCTCGGCCACCGCCCGCGCCCGTAGGCCCCGCCCGCTCAGCACCAGCTCGCCCCCGTTCCGCTCGACAGTCACCCCCGCCACCGCGCCCAGGGCCTCCGCCAACGCCGCCGCCCGGGCCTCCATGACCCGCGCCGCCGCTCGCTCGACCACGCTCACGCGCGCACCCCCGCCAGCCGCATCCGCCGATGCGGTCGCCACAAGGCCGCCACCGCCGCGGGCGGAGCGCTGTCGCGCCCCCGCGCGTCGAACAGATGCGCGACCAGCATCACCAGCCCATGCGCGATCCCGGCGGGCAGACCCTCCCACCCCGCCGCCAGCCCCGCCCGGTAGCTCACCGCCACCCGCGCGGCCGAGCCCGGCGCGACCACCCGCACCCACCCCCGCCCGTCCCCGTCGATGTCAACCGCATAGGCGGCGGGCGGCAGCACGAACGGTTCGGCCCCCACCGGCAGCGCCGTCACCCCCAGGATTACCGTCACCGGCTCGTGCGCCAGCGGTGTCCAGCTCGCCGACGCGGGCAGCACATCCTCGAACGCCCGCTCGACCAGGCTCAACCCGGTGAAGTCCTCCCCCACCCCGAACGCCGCCCGCGCGAGCGCGCCCAGCACCGCATCCTCCCCGCCGCCTGTGATCCGCAGATACCCCCGCGCCGCCCCCACCGCCCCGTCCACCGCCCCCTGCGGCACCGGCGCGCTCACGCCCTCTTCTCACTTGTCATGCTCTTCCCTCCCGCGATCCGAACAGCACTCCCCCTTTCCTCCCCCGCAAAGCGGGGGAGGGGGACCAGCGAAGCTGGTGGAGGGGGGCCTCGGCAAAACCGTGACGTCGGACGAGTCGGACGGGTGAACCCGCCCGCTCGCCGTCCGCTCAAGATCAGCTCACGCTGATCTTGAGCAGCTTGATCGCCTCCGAATTCACCACCGCCCCACCGACCCGCTTGGTCGCGTAGAACCCCACGAACGGTTTGTTCGAATAAGGATCGCGCAGGATCGCCGTCTCCGTCCGCTCGGCGACCAGATACCCGCTGCGGAAATTCCCGAACGCGATCGGCAGCGTCCCCGCGGCGACATCGGGCATGTCCTCCGCCTCGACGACCGGATATCCCAGCAGCGTCGCCGGCTGCCCCGCCGCCAGGCTCGGCGACCAGACGAACGCCCCGTCAGACGTCTTGAACTTGCGGATCCGCGCCAGGGTCGACGCGTTCATCACGAAACACGCCCCCTGCCGGTACGGCGAGCGCAAGCTTTGGACGAGGTCGATCAGCCGCTCCTGCGGATTGGTCCCGAAATCCGCTGCCGCCCCGCTCGCCAGATATTGGAGCGTCCCGAACGCCCGCGTCGCATCGCCCGCCACCCCCGTCGGATAGGTCAGGAAGCCCTTGGGCCGGTTCACTCCCGACCCGCCCACGAACGCCGCGCCCTCCGCCTTGGCGAACTCGGCCGCGATCTCGCCCGCCAGCCATTCCTCCACATCGAACGCCGCGTCGTCGAGCATCGCCTGGCTCGCCGACGGATTGGCGTACAGCTCCCCCATCGGCGGCGCGATCTCGGTGAACACCGGGCTCGCCGTTTCCGGCCGCGCCTGCGCCTCGCTCGCCCAGCCCGACGGCGTGCCCCCCGTCGTCACCAGCTTGCGGTACCCGGCGGTCCCGACCTTCACCACATTGGCGATCGACCGGATCGGCGACGCCGCCTTCAGCACCGCGTCGATCGCCGCATCGATCTCGCGCGGCACCGCGAAGCCGCCCGCATCCCCCGTCACCCCGGTGAACGCCTTCATCTCGATCGTCGTCCCCGCCCGGACGAAGCCTTCGAAAGCGGCCCCGCCAAGCAGGCTGCCCCCGCGCGCGCCCTCCAGCACCGGCCGCGCCATCATCACATCGCTCATGCGTCTTCTCCTCCAAAAACGAAAAAAGGCGCCGACCAAAGCCGACGCCCGAACACCTTCTCAATCCTCCCCGCTTCGCGGGGAGGGGACCGCTCGCGTCCTTCACGCGAGTGGTGGAGGGGGCGGGCCAAGCAGAGACCCGCTCCCCCGGAGGTGAAGGAACCTATCCGTCCCCCACCCACTCCACCCGCGCCGACGCCTGCATCGGCACCCGAACCA